GAGCGCTTTGTCTATTAGCATTCAGAATACTTATCGACTCACTTATTGTAGCACTATCTTGTGCTGATTTACCAAGACTAAATGAATGAGTTTCGGTAATATTTAAACTGTCTGATTTAGCCATAGCGTTAGCCAATGCTTGTGCATCAGCAAAACTAACACTGTCAGACTTGTTTAAACTGGTAGATAACGCTTGGTTATCTGTAAAACTAAAGCTATCTGACTTACCTAAAGCAGTAGATAGCACCTCACTATCTGCAAAGCTAAAGTTGTCAGATTTACTTAAACTTGTATCTATTGTTTCGCTATCAGCAAAACTAAATGAATCTGTAAAACCCCCTGGAACAAAGTCTATAGCATGGCTCTCTACCATACTAAACGTGTCAGTCCTGGCTTTAGCCCAATCGTACGTAAGTACATCAGATATAGACATAACATTGGTTTTGTCGCTTTCTATGTCTGTAGCTAATGGGTCTGCTATAGAGGTTCTATCGTCTAATGATATAGCATCACTAAATGCACGCTCAAAAGTAACTACCCTAGAGAATACTTCTGACATGCTAACACTATCTGTTTTAGCTAAGTTAGGTTCTAAAGATGGGCTATCTGACATACTAGCTGTATCAGATAAAGCTTTCTCCATGGCATAAGCTAATACTTCTGCTACGGACACGGCATCCGTATGTGCCCCAGAGAATGACACGACAGGTGTATCTGACATAGTAGCTGTGTCAGCAAAACTTCTACCAAAAGTTCTAAGTATGTCTATGCTTTCTGTTATACCAAAGCTATCTGCAAAAGGTTTAGATAGTTCAATAGCGTGTTCTTCATCCATGAAGAAAACTTCTGGTCGTATGTCTTTTGCTATAGTGTAAACCAGAGCTTCAGTCATACTGAAGCTATCAGAAAATATTCTATCTACAGTATCTGGGTTTAGATATAGGTCTGCAAATCTTAATTGAACGTGAGAAACTTGACCCCGTAGGTCAACGTGTGCGACCTCGCCTTTGAGATCGACGAACGAGACTATGCTCTTTAACTTAGACATTAATCAAAGTCGTCTCTGACCTTGAACTTAATCAAGTCTTGAACAGTATGTATACCTCCTCCTGAAGTAGTGTATTCTATTTCGCCTTCAAACGTCCCTGCTGTAGTCCAAGTTCCACTTGGAATAGAGCAAGTTACTTTGCCGTTATCTGCATCTGCTATCGTGCCGGTTATCGTTTGTGTAAGTGTAGTTTGTCCGACTTCTCGTATTCTAAGTTTTACAGAGCCACCAGCTAAATCTATTGGTGCCCACGTATCTGAGTTTTCTGTGTCTAGTGTTTGCCCACTCGCAGCAGTGTTGCTGTCTTTTAAAGTAAACTCTAAAGACGGTAGTGTATCTCCTACTACGAATTTTATTGTGTCTGAGTAAGCCATAATTAATTTTACCTCTCTAATGCTCTAGTGTCGAGCTGACTATATACAGGGAAGTAATCAAAAGGTTCTGCTTCTCCCTGTAGTAAATCATATGCTCTTTCTGCTCCAGGCCCTAGTATAGGAATAAGAGGCCCTTTGCCATATTGTTTATCCTCCATAACAAGCGGTAAAGCCAAAGCACCAGGACCTAACATACCACTTCTATCTAAAACTTCAAACCAGTATTTACCGCCTGACATATCTCTAGATGCTCTATAATTTACACCAGGGTCATTAGGACTTATACCCGGTAGTACGTAAGATAATCCTATTTTAAATCTTTCTCTTAAATCCCAACCAATCATTGTCAAAGGCATCAACAAGGCAGCTCCAAAGAAAAGTGGCATTATAGCTGGAGTTATATTACCAGTCTCAGCATATCTAGTTTTACCTTCTCTAAATAAACCACCCATAATATTTTTACCATAAGCATAATAGAAGGATTTTAGCTGCCAAACTATGGCCCAGTGTGGGTCAGATGCCCAAACAGGTCTTTCTGCTGCATTAGGTCTTACAATAGCTTCGTCTACAAACCTACCCAACGCTGTCCTAACCTCGGCGTGTTGGTCTATATCACTACCACTGTTTTTCCAAGCTTGTATCTGTTCTGATGTTACCCCTAAATCTTTTAAGTACCTTTCTGATAACAGTACATCTGCGTCGCCTTCATAACCTTTGGAAACTATATCAGCGTGTTTTATTAAGAAATCTCTAGCCATACCTGCAGCAAACTTTCTAGTAAAGATTGTCCATCTTTCTAACTGTGTAATTCTAAACCATGTGTTAGTAGCTTTTTTAGACCATAAAGATGTTCCATCAAGCTCACCTGCGTATAAGATTGTTTGTGCTGCAGCTTCTCTACCATTAGCACCTATGTCCCTTGCAAGTTGTTCTGCTTCGCCTTTACCCAGAGCATCGAATATGTTTTTAGTAATAGTTCTTAAGTCAAACTCTCTGCTTCTAAGTATTGGACCTGCAGAGTCTGGCACTGAAGCAAATACTGCCATGCCTAAAAGAGTAAGCACATTAAGGGTAAGCACCCCATCATTCATATGCCTCCAAGCGGTATGGCGTATAGGATCTACTCTACCTAACATAGCATTGACAGCATCTTTTGCATGTCCTTGTTCTTCTGCAGGAAGCTGATCTATAAGGTTTCTAATTCTTCTACTACCCCCTCTTTTTTGTAGCTCAACTTGTCTGGTTATATCTCTAAGGTATTCTAATATTGCTACTTCTCCTGGGGCAGCTAATCCTTCTTCGACGAGCGTAGGAGTATCTAATCCTTCCCATAGACTAGCCCTTTCTTCTGGCATACCTAAGCCATACCCGGAGTCTTCATCTAACTTGCTGCCGGTGTCTACACTCTTTTCATTGTTTGCAATTATTTTTTCTACAGCTTTTACAACATCTGCGGGTTTACTGGTTGGGTTTGCTTCTATAAGAAGTTCTATCAGCTTTGCTTTAAGTTCAGGCTTAGCTGCTATATCAGCAATCAATATAATACGAGGGAAATAGTTAGCTCTTCTTTGGATATTAGTTTTATAAAACTGACCAGTTTCGGGATCACGTTTAAATATTTCATACTTTTCTAATTCTAAAATATCGTAAACATCAAATAAAAACTTACGTACGACTTGTGCTTTTGGTGATAACTGTTCGGTTGGTTTCTTTTCGTCTTGTGCTTCTCTAAAAGCATCTATTTCTTCCTGAGTAAATGCGCTTTCGTTTATGCCAGTTACGCCTTGTACTACTGCATCAAAGCCGTCTACTTCTTTTGCATCCATACCAAGTCTTTTTACTAGCTCATTAACTAGCTCGTTTAGCTTTCTATTGGCCTCATTTATCATACCAGGTGTGCCTTGTTCTCCACTAACCTTGTGGAAGATTTGGCCTATTTCTTTACCTATACCTTTTTCTTTACCTAAAGTATCTAAGAAACCACGAGCTGTAAAAAATAACTTAGTAAACCATGGTGGTACTTTACCTGTTTTTACCATGTTCATTGCATCTTTGTTTATCTTACGCATAAACTTCAAGCTTGGTTTATTACCAAATAAACCATCTATAAGCTCTTCAGCATGGACTCTATCTTGAAAATTTAAATCAGTTCTTTCGTTTAAAATGCCATCTATACCTTTCATAAATTCACCTACGCTCTCATCGTAAGTAAACCTACCTTGAAAGAAAGCCGCATTGCCTTGGTCTAATGCACTTTCAGATGTCGGTGAAAGAGGTGCAAGTTTTTGTTTTGCATCATAAAAAGCTTTTAAAGCTTGTGCCATTGTATTTATATAGTTATCACTTAAGTCTTTAGATTTAAGTATTGTACCTTTGTCCAAATCGAATAAAGCAGCTGACACTTTATCTACAAACCATTCTTCAAAACCACCATCTTCAAAGTATTGTCCAACTTCTGGACTTGCAGCTTTAGCTTTTTCAAACTCTTTCATAAAGTATCTTCTAAGCAAAGGATTTTTTAAAAGTTTATTCATAGATTCTCTAAAGAAACTATGACCCATTTCATGTCCTAATACTAAATGCATAAGACCAAAGTTAAACTCAGTAAGATTTTCAGGAGTTCTTAAAACTATAATATCGAACTGTCCACCAAAACCTTGCATGTAGCCTGCAACTCCTTTGCTCTGAACCATGACATCATCTTTTATTTCGTTTAACCTTTGATTAACAGCGTCTACATAACCATCATAGTCACCTTTTGCTTGTTCCATAAGAAGACGCCTAACACCTGGTATCGTGTCTGCTGCTCCTTTGATGTTAATAGTTTCTTGTTGAGTAAAAATCAAAAGAGGTTTTTTTAGACCTAAATGTTTTTTAGCAACTTTACCTACAGTTCTAAAATACCTTTTAATACTTTCTGGAGTTGCATTTGCTAACCTTTCACTTAACTGAATAGGCTCAACAGTTTTTGGTATCTTAGGTTCGTCTACTGTTTTTTCTTCTTTCTTTGTGCCTATCTTTGCTCTAGTAAAACCTTGCTTTATGTAATGTTCAAACTCTTCATTCCAATACTGTTCTACAGAATCTTGATTTTGGAAGTCCCCAGGGTTTTGTGGGTCAGTCATATCATCTATATCATTCCTAGGGTCTAACGTAGTGTTACCACCTTCTTGTTCTGCTTGTCGTAAACTTTGCTCTAGTTGGTTTTTTTGAATGTATAAATTGTTAGGTCCGTTTCTTTTTTGTCCTACCTTAGGTCCGTACAACTGGTCTATCAAAGTTATAAACTGGTTATACTGTTCAGGTGTAAACTTACCGTTTTGTTGACGGAGCTCTTGTAGATCTTTTATCTGTTCTTCTAACGCACTTATCTCCTCTTGTTTCTCTTGTATCCTACGTTCTATATCTTGTACCTGCCCAGGAGTAGCTTGTTCACTAATACCCAAAGACTCCTCTGCACCTTTAGCAATAAGATCAGAAAGGCTATATTCAAGTTGTCCTCCGCCCTCTGTATAAACTACAAACTCAGGGTCAGCAAAACTTTGATCTGTTATAGGTTCGCCTTTAAATGTTATTTGATAATCTGGGTCTTCTAGCAAAGTGCCATAAACACTAGTAAAGGTATCTGCAAGGCTTTGGTAGTATTGCTCATTGGGTAACACTCCCATCCTTTGTAGTATCTTTCTGTAGTTATTAACTATAGTTGGCATATCTACAGGTTGAGGCATAGAAAAATTACCGTCTGGTTCTCTAGTTGTTATAGCAAAAGGACTGTTCGCGTATTTTGTTTCGGTAGTACCGTCTCCACGAACTACTGTTCGTTGTTTTCTACCTCTGCCTTTTGCTTCTCTAATGACCCTATCAAACTCTGGCTTAGCTTGTTCATACGTTTCTAGCTTCTGTAATGGCTTTCTATACTTGTTAATAACAAAACCTTCACCCTCTGGGTCTATTTTATAAACAAGTTCGGTATTAGTTTCTGTGTCTACATCTCCAAACCTATCTTGTTGTTTAACAAAAGCTTCTAATAAAATCCTAGAATAGTTGTTTTCATTAATATTTTGATCGAACTCAGCACGAAACTGTGGGTCTGTAGCTAATCTAGCGTTCTTAATAAGTTCACTATTTGGCACTTGATCTTGTGCGTATTGCATATCTGGCTTTGCCCAAGCCCTATTGTTTTTATTTCTAATAGGCTCTGCACCTTCTTCTTTACGGGGAGTAACAGCAACAGGATCTTCTACCACATCTGCAGCTTGTGCATATCTACCGGTTTCATCTCTAAGGCCTGTCATGCCCTCAGCATCTTTAGCACTAGTTCTACCTGTAGCTTCAGCTGCTTGTTCTTCTGTTAAAATAGGTTTTACTTCTGATAAATCTACTGCAGGATCATCTACTAAGTTTCGTCTTTCTTCTAAATGAGTTTCGGCATCTACAATCTCGTAGCTATATTTATTAGAGTTGTTAAACATTTGTTTAACATTTTCAAGATGCACACCTCCATCTTCTTTTGGGTCTCCTGTTTGGTGGTAATGAACAAGTCCGCCAGTTTCTTTGTTTCTAACTTGTACTACCCACTGGTCTGAATTTTGTCTAGTTCTTGGATATTTTAAAACCCTAGCTAACTCATTATCTAATAAAGCCTGGCTAGGCATATTGTTTTCCATGACTTGTTGAAAACCTTGTACTACTTCTGGGTTTGTAGAAAATAAAACACCACCTAATTGAGTGTCTTCATTTGTCATGTCGTATCGTTTAGCACGCTTTACAAGCTCTGGATTTTCTTTTTCAAATTCTGCTAGCTCATCTAAACTATTAACATCTACCCAAACAGAATCTTTATCTGTTTCCGGATCAAACATTGCATCAAACTGATCTTGAATCCATTGCTTAGGTTCTATTTGTACGCCCGTGCCACCTTCTCCGTACTTAGCGTAGATCATATTAGTTAAAGCATCACGTTGTTGATATTCTCTTAATAAGTTTTGCGCCCCTGTAACAGCTCCTACAGATACAGCACCCATACCACCAAAAGCCCCACCAGCTGTTAAACCTGCTAAAGCAGATATTTGTAAATCTAAAGCAGCTTGTTGTCTGGTGTACTCTTTATCTAGTTGTCCTTCTAGGCGGGGGTCATACATTCCAAATTTCTGACCAGACTCTACAGCAGACTGGAGTACCTCTGTGGTAGGTTCTCCTACAAGACTTATACCAAGGGCTGCGGCAGCTTCTTTTCCTACGCTAGGTGGTTTGTAGTTTGCTCCTGCTGGAGTTAGACGTGATTTAAAAGCGGTAGACCTTGCAAATGCGCCTACTAATTTATTAAGAACAAGCCCTTCTGTAGCTCCGCCAATTAATGCGTTAACACCACCTTGTGCTATAGATAAACCGGCGCTGATAGGGTCGTACATATCTTGATCTGCGTAAGTTGAAAAAGCTTGTCCAGTAGTTCTTGGGAATTCAGCAGCAGTCACACCAGCAACAGACCCATACAATTTTCTCTTGCTTAAAACATTTTTTTGATACTGTTTATATACAGCATTCATTACGTCTTTTTGTTGGTTAGTAAGAGTCTTTTTTAAAGCTGCTCTTTTTACTGATTCTGCAATAATATCTTTTGTAAAATGGGTAAAAGCTAGTTGTTTAGTAATTTTGTCTAAAGATTTTTTACCAGCTGCGCCAGTCAAAGCTGCTGCGGCTGCAGTAGGTACGCTAACAGGTGCAGTATATGCAGCAATAGCAACTCCCGCTAAAGCACCAGTAATTGAAGTAAGCGCGGACAACCCTATCTCCCCTACAGTTGTGGGTGCGGCTCTCATGAAAGATTCAAAGTCTGGTGCGTCTAGAAACTTTTCCCATTCTTGTGCCATGTCTAAGGCACCTACTGTTTTAGAAGTCTCGTCCGCTTGCTTTATCCCTAACTGAACAGCTCGTCTTGCGCCTTCTTCATCTCCTACTAGGGCCTGAAAAGCGCCTTTCATATACATCATGTCAGCACTAAACTGTCCTACACCCTTTTCGAACCCTGCTGCAACTCTATCTGCAGGGTCGTCTGGTGCTATAGATTCGAACTCACTTGCAAACTCAGGGCCACCACGCATGGTGTCTGCTCCGCTGACTTTATCAAGCTTGTTTCTAAACCCTGCGATGGGGTCATAAGGTCCGGAGGCTTTTTCTTCATTTTGAGATTGGATGAAGTCAAGAATCGGGTCTGACATACTAAACCCCGCCGGTTGGTTCTTCTCTTTGTTCGGTATCCCCTATTGCAGATAAGTTTTCTATAAGCCAGTTGTACTCAAGCCCTGACACACCTTGTGTTTTTATTAAATCTCTTAATTTTACAGACTCCTCTAACTCAGCGCCGTTAGCATCTATAGCAGCAATTCTTACTGGGTTACCATTTTCATAAACAACAGCAAGTGAGTCTTTTAAGCTATTTAACAACATAGGTGTTCTTACATCATCAGCTTTAAAGTTAATGAGATACTCTTCAAAGCTCTCTCCTATACCAGGAATAAGCCCAAAAATACCATTCCAGAAAGATTCATCGTTTTCTAAAGTTGCTAATACTTTTTGCAAGATAAACTCTTCTTGCATGAACTTATGTTCTAAGAAACCAGCAGGTTGCGCATAGTTGTATGCATAAATGTTGTGCCCGTCTTCGTTCCACATTTTTTGTAAGTTAGCTCTAAGTTCTTTATCATCTCCAGCGATAGCTAAGAATGCTTCTTTTGCACCTTCTACATATTGCCTACCTAACTCGCTTTGCTTTTCCTTGTTGTAATAGTTTTTACCGATACTATTTAATTGATTTTGAAATTGACGAACTTTTATAGAATCTGCAACATCGTCTTCAGTACCGTCTTTAAAGCCGTTTCTAAAAAACGCACTCCATTTTTCTATCTGACTAGTGTCTTGCATCAGACGTCTAGTTATTGCTTGTGCGTCAGTAAAAGAAATACCTCCAGCGTAGTCACCGGTTGTTATTGAATTAACTTCGCTTTTATATGTTTCTTGGTTTTCCTTCCATGCGGCTAAAGCTGTTTCCTTCGCTTCATTTTGTAAACCTACATACCATTCTTTCTCTTTGAAAAGTTGTTTTCTCCACTCTAATGCACTCTCGTCTTCGTTCTTCATCCTGGTTGTCATGGCTGTATAGAATAAACGTCTTTCTTGGTCAGCGCTTGTCTCTGCTGTTTTTTCAGCAAGAATATTTGTTCTTCTATTGTCCTGGCTAGTTGCTAGGTCTTTAGCTGTTACATCACCATCTGGTATACCTGTGTAGTAAGCATTAATCATCTCATCAGTAGCTTCTTTAGGTGTTTTACCGTTTGGCAAAACTAACTTACCATCAGCACCAGGTCTAGCAGCTACCGTGTTCAAATATAAAACTTCTTTATATTGTTCTTGTACGCTTTTCTTTTGCTCACTACGTTTCTTCATTAAGTCTGGTATAGAACCTATACCTTCATTTTTTAAGTCTGTAAATATCTGGGTAATTTGTTGTTCACCGAACTGATCTAATTGACCGCTTTCTTGTAAGTTTTCTAACTCTGTAGCTAACCTTTCTCCGTCTAAACCTTGCAATGTTGGGTAAGCCTGTTCAAAAGTTTGAGCTGCACCTGGAGTGGTTATATCTACATCTTGTTCGCTTCCAGCTTCAATAGTAGGGTCTAATTCAGAAGCCGGCGTTACTGTATCTGCATAATAACGAGGGTTAGCATCATACATTTTTTCTAAGTTTTTAAGAAAAGCGTTAGTAGTACCTCTGCCTACCTCTTCATCAAAAACCCCATTAACAAGTTCTATATAACTTTCATCAGTACCACCACCTAAATTAGAAATACCAAATTTACCCGTGCTTTCTAGCCTTCTTAACTCACGATACTGGCCAGGGAAAAGCCTAGCTCCATCAATATTAAACTTATCAGCTCTTGCAAGTAATCCTGCATTAATTTCTTTTTCTGTGTAAACCATTGGGACATCGTCTGGTTTATCAGTGCCAAATAAATTCAACAAAGAAAACCTACCTTCTTGGTTTATGGCAGGAGTGACATATGCTTGTTTCTTTCCGTCTGCATACAAATCTATTTCTGTTTGTAGGGCTGCTTTTTTTGTAGGGTCTTCTTCGTTATCAAATGCGTTTTGCAGACTAGTAGGAATTGCTCCAGCTTTTGCTGCAGTAGGGGCATACACCTGTTTGTTCTTCTTTTTAATAAGCTTGCCGTCTTTTTCAGAAGTATAACTACCCAGCATTTCGTTCATACCTAAAGCATTAGACACTGCGTCTCTATTACCCGCCGATAGCTTTCCTAAATTTTCTATAGCATTCTCTGTTACTACAACATCTTTACCTTCTCTTCTAAGAATACCTGCTTCTATAGCTATTTCTAAGTTTTTATTAAACTCTTGTCCCTCTTTTTGATAATCTAAAGCGTCTCTTTGCGCCTCAGCTAGAGCGCTAGATGTCAGCCCTTGTTGTATTTTGCTTGGGGTTTGTAGTCCTGCAGTTAATGCTCTTGCGTATTCACTCATATTAAATCAAGAATGCTGCGAGTAGTGCAGATCCCACTTGGCCTCCCATACCAATCATGTTTGCGCTATGTTGTGCTTTAGCGTTTTTATACGCGTTATACCTATTGCTTTGCATCTGAGCAGCTGCGTTCATTTGCCCTAAAGCATTTCTATTTACACCTTGTCCTATATTTATAAGGTCAGAGAGTAAAGCTTGATTAACTTCCCTTTGTGCTAGTCTAGCGTTGTTCATACTACCTACACTTGCAAGTCTGCTTTCTCTTTGTGTTGTTCTTTGTTGTTGTTGTCTTTGTGCAGCAGATAGCCCACCTCCGCCGTATCTTTCTAAGTTACGCGCAGACACTTCTCTGTTAATACGCTCTTGAGTTTTAGCATCTTCTCTAGACCTGTTTATAAGAGTTTCATCATTACGCGCTGCTAGTAGCATCTCTTCAAAAGGCCTAAAGTCTCTTATGTAATTATCATAATCATCTCTAGCCATTTGTGCGTAAATAGCTTCTGGATCTGTTACATCCCTTAAAGAATCAATCGAACCTTTTATGCCTCTCATTAAACTCATCCTACGTACAACCCTAACCCTTCGCCTAAACGTTTACCAGCACCTTCTGTTTCAAATGAAAAGAAGTCTTTATTGTTGCCTACATTTTGCAAACCTTGCGCCAACATAGTGCCGCCCATTTGCAGGCCAGCTTTCATGTTTGCATCTCTTATTGTTTGTTTTCTTTGTGCTGATTGCAGTGCGTTTGACTGTTCTAGTCTAGCTACGTTTGCTAGCCCCGTAGTTGCATCTGCTTGTTGTCCTCTTGCAGTAGCCAAAACACCAACTTGTCTTTGTCTTTGGGCACCTAAACCTCTAGCTTGTGCTTGTTGTTGCATTTCCATAGAAGCTGATAACCTATTGGCAGAAGCATCTACCGATTGAACCGCAGCAAGAGATGGTTTTTGTAAAGCCTGGTTTACATCCGCACTAGCTTTACCTGCTGCATAGTTACCATAGTTTTCTTCTAATGAAATATCACGCATCTCCCTTAATAACGGGCTATACGCTTGTTGAAAATAATCAGCCTCTGCTTTTGCTACTTTTGCTTGTATCTTTTCAGCTTCAGTAGCTTCGTATTCTGATGCTTTTGGTCTACTTCCCATTTACTTTCTTCCTATAAATTCGTGTGTCTAATTCCCAGCCAATCTTTTTGGTGTACGATTCCATTTCTGGAACTCGTGATCTCGCTTCGAGATACTTACAACCTGCTTGTTTAGCTAGGTTATCAAACCATTCTTCATGGGCCAACCACTCGTGTCCGCCCTTATTGTAAGTATACGCTATCCATAGCAATAATGTCTTGTCTTTTGTAAACTGATCTACTTCAACGGTCAGTATCAAAAAACCTACAGGCGACATGTAAAGAAAGGCTCTTTCGTTTACACACTCGCTGTAAACATCCTCAGGAATAAAAGTAAGGGTAGGATTTTCTAATAAAATCTCGACTATTCCAGATTTAACTACTTCCCAATGCTGTCTTATGTCAGCAGGTATAGGTAATCTAGTAGTCGATCTCCTTTCCGTACTTTCCATACCGTCTCCTTGGTAGTCCTATTCCTTTGTACTTAACAGTTCTTTTTACCCCTAGGTCTCCGCCTCGGGCCCTTAATTCTGCTTGTGATATCTCTTGATTAAACTGGTATAGGTACTCTTGTGCTGCTCCTATATCAGTCCACTCTCTGTTTGGCATTCTAAGTAACCTATATAAAGTGCCGTATATAATGGCATCTCTGTACTGGTTAGATATAGTTGTATCTATATTGTTTGACGTCCTACTCGGCTTTAGCGCAACACTAGTTATAACTTCCTTTGAGCCACTTGGAACTGGCACTATCCAGAAAGTAGTAGGAGTTTTTTGCAAATAGACATGTGGATTACCTGTTCTATTCCTCCAATCTGGGTAGTTTAGTTCTAGACTACGAGGACTTATAGGGTCCATATCCCTACCATCGTGTGTCATTAATAATACTTGATGTACTTCTGTTCCAGTGGGTATATCAAAATCATACTCATAGACCCCTGAAATAGTATTAAAAGGATCTATGTCGAGGATGTATGCTTTTGATCTTTCACAAAACTCTATCGTTGCGGAACGTAAGTTTTGCTCTACCAAAGAATCTGGGCATAGCGGTACATAAGGTAGAACTTCTTTTACTAAAGAAGAGTAGGCTGCCACATTTACCTACCTTGCTGTTGCATTACCTTAGGAACAGCGCCTATGTTAGAAACCATATCGTTGTTAGGGTCTAGTAACATTTGAGCTTGATTACCCTGTCCTATACTTGCAGTAAATAACTGGTAATGATTTTGTGCTCTCTGTGCATTCCCTGCATACTCGGCATCTTTCATATATGCTCTGTATAAAACAAAATCAATGATTGCATTTGCATAAATATCATCTACAGAAATAGTAGCTGATGTGTCTGCTAAATCTGTTGGAGCTGCTGAATACACAATCTCCACATACGCATTGCCAGATACTCCTGGATACACGTAATAGTTTCTTGGATCATCTTCGTCAAAAATGTAATGTTTAACTACAGTTCCGTGCGCAGCATCTCCAGATACAGTCGGATCGTTCCAATCTGGCTCTTGTGTATTTAAAATGTCTACATTAACAATTCTGATTGCTCTTTTACCAGTAGCACTGCTACTTGTACCATTCATGTTCCTAGTTAATTTAATTAACCTTAGTCCACCAGAAGGTAAAGTTTGTTTAGTGCCTGCAACTAGCTGTACGTTTGCTGTAGTAGCTGAAGACTCAGGTCTGAAATTTACAATTTCTCTCTGAGCGTCGTTTATATATCTAAGTAACTCAGCTTCTGGCCATCTGACACTGGTCGTGTCTTGTAAGGTGTCCTGAATCCTGCTGAGTAAGTTAGCGCCTGTAAGTGTCCCTGCCATAATGTATTACTCCGCTGCTTTAATTTCCTCTATTAATTTTGCTTTTGTTTTACGTCTATCAAGTTCGATGCCTATAGTACGACCATGTTCTTCTAATTGAACTTTTGTCATAGATTCTAAATCTATAGACTCTTCTTCAATTACAACTTCATCTTCTACTACTGCTTCTACGACGGGTTCTTCCTTAACCTCGCCTTTCACTTCTTCACATCCATGTTGTAGACAAAGTAAACCAAGATCATTGGCTACTTGTTTTGGTTCGTTCGCTTTTAAACTAACCACTGCACCCCATGTTGAGGCTACGTATTTGTCTTCTTTTGATACTATCCACATAATTTTACTCCTTAAATATGGGTGACTTTCTCAAGCCACCCATAAAATATACCACAATTAGTATGCGACATCTAATCTAATAACACCGAAGTCTTCAGATTGTCCTGTGACATCTGAATGATACTTAGGCTTCTTAAGACCAAATATTTTACCAATTGAAATACCGTTTTGGTTTCCATAGTCGAAGGTGTCTTCTACTATTTCTGGAGCACCAATGTCTGCCATAGCTAATGCTTGAGCACCGCAGAATAAACATGCAGAACCATTAATATTAGCGTCAGCACCCCATTTGTACCCAGCAGAACCAGCATTTGATGATGATCCACTTGTAGCACCAGATGTGTTAAACACATGTCTGAACTCGTGAACCATAATGCCGTCTACCATTAGACTTGAAGAACCTGAGAATAAGCTTGAACCTGGTCCTCTTACTCCAGCTTGTCTTACGTTAGCAAGGAAGTCTGAATCGAGTTTTAGGTCAGCCATTACTTGAGGTGTTACAAATAAGTGATATGTTTCATCATTACCTGCGCCTCTTAGTCCTCTGATGTACTGATCTTTAGCATAAGCTTTTAGATCAACAATAGCGCCATAGCTTAGTTTGTCAGCTGCTGCTACAGCAGTTACATCACCAGCTACGATACCATTTGAAGCATCAAATCTTCTATGTCTGTTAGAAGTTGGGGCTGTTACGTCTGAACCAAACGCTAAGTCGTTTAGATTTTGACCTGAATTCATTTGTGGTCTTAAGCCACCATTGTTTTTCAAGTTATATCCAATACCACTTAAAGTAAGGAACGCTAATTGGTCCATTCTGTCTGCCATTGCGTATGCAAGTGCATCTCTTGAATGTTCCCTAAAGTTTACAACTGATTTTTGGTCAGCTAGCCTTCCAGCTAATCTGTTTGCAAATCTCAATTGGTCGAGTCCTACGACGATGTCGAAGGCTCTTAGTGCCTCTTCATTTCCTTCGAGAGTGTTGTCACCAACAATACCATCACCAGTCATGTCAGCTAAAAGTGTTAATACAGCTCTAGCTCCCTTTTCTGATTGGGTAAGCTCAGATATTCTCTGAACCATAGCGTTAGATCCACTACCCGCGAATTGGTTAATGAAGGACATATTTCTAGCTACACGCCAGAAATCTCTAGACCAGATGGTTAACTGCTCACTGGTCAACGCAGCAAAGTTAGTATTTGCCATGATATGTCTCCTATCATTAATTTATTAACCAGTCGACTTTTGGAGCGACTTTTATCCGTATACCCACTGTCGTAGGGGAAACGCTCTCGTTAGTTACGGAGTACGACTCCGGTTAGTTTTACGCACTAACAGGCGAAAACGTTTTTTACGGACACGACCCCGGTAAGATATCGCTCTTACGTGCGAAGTTATTTAATTTATAACACACTTTATCCGAAATCACCACGCATTCTGCGCAAAGTTTCATCCGGTAATGCAGCGAATTCATCTGCTGAAAGTGTATTAATATCTAATTTTTTCTCTTTTTTGCTTGCACCTTTCAAAGTAGGGGGCTGTTGTTCTGCCGCTTCTATCTTCTTTTTGGTGTTAGAAACTTGTTTCTTTTGTGCAATTTTTTGTTGTACTGGGTCAGCTTTTGGGGCTTCCTCTACAGGAGAACCCATTATATATTTTGCAGCTTTGTCTAAAGCATCTGCACCACTAAAACCTTGTACCATAAAAGCATCTCTTAGGTCTAACACTTCTTGTGTTTTAACCTGATCAAAATCAGCATGAGTTTCATCTAAAACAGGGAAACTAGTAGCTAGCTCTGCAGCTTTAGCTTGTAAAGCAGACATCTCAGTGCTCTGTTCAACTGTTTTTCCCATTCGGTTTTGCACTTCAAACATCATAGATTGGCGTTCTGCATTTCTAATTTCCGCTCTTAGTTTTGCGGCCTCTGAAGTTCTACCGTTTAGAATATGTTCTTGGTATTCAACTTCTTTAGCATCAAAATCATACTCAGGTTCGTTTTCTACTGTTTCAATAGGATTAGTAGCTTCTTCTAGTTTTTTCTGCAAGGCTTTTTGTTTTGCTAGGACTTCGTCAAACCTAGACTTAGGAATCATTGGTTCTTTTGTAGGTCTTTCCTCAACTGGCTCCTCAACTGGTTGTGAATCTCCGTCATCTTCTGCCAATACTGTTTCTTCTCCTGTATCTTCTGCGACTTCGTCTGCATCTTCAACGACTTCCTCTTCTGCTTCCTCTTCAGGCTCTTCAGATGGTTCTTCTTCAGCTTTAAGTTCTTCGACTTCTTCAACTTCTTCCTCCTTTGGAAATTCTACTTCTTCATCATCAGGAGAATCAAAGTTTAAATCAACTTCGTAACCTTTCACATCTTCTTCGGTTTTTGCATCAGCTCCAGGCATGGCATCAAACATAAGTTTGTCGTCTGCTTGAGCTTCCGTTTTATTATCTTGCTTGGCCATTATTACCTCCTTGTGGTTTTACGGCTGCTGCTGCCATCTTGACAGCTGCTTGTGTGTCGCTTTGAGTCATTCGCATCTCGTTTGTCATTCTTGATAAACGCTCACGAAGATCTAGCTCTTCACGTTTTGCTTGTAGTTTACTTTGTAATTCAGCAACCTTCAACTGTGGATCAGCTTCGGCCTGTTCTACTTTCGCTACATTCAGAGCAGATTCAGTTTGCAACCTAGTTACTTCCGCTTCTAGTTTTGCAATCTCAAGCTGCGTACTTCTGATTTGTGATTCCATTTGGAACTGTTGTAATTGTAATTGTTCTTCGGTAGGAGGTGCTGTGCCTTCTGCTTTTCTTATTCTTTCTGCTATATCTGCTTTACGTGACAAATGTGAGTACTCCACAATCATATCGTTTGGTATCGGTACACCAACTTGTCTAAGTTCAATCGCCTCAGCAAACTGCATTTCATCAAAGTTATCTCTAGCAGGAGAAGTACCTACTATGACATCATACTCACCCAAAGTAAGATCATTTACAATCTGACCTTCTGGTGTCATTTGATTTACTCTTACTTTATTTCTTGGTTTGTATGGGTCTTGTTCGTCAGTTACTTGAATAATTCTTTCTTCTGTATAGTAAGTCTGTACCATTTGTAATATTTTTTCAGCCAAATACTGTCTAGTTTTTGTTAAATTATCTAAAGGCACTTGCAACAACATAGAACCTCTACCTTGTTTAGCTTGAATAGCTACACCAGAAACTTCTGGACTATCCGTACCGAGCATAGCGTCAGTAATCCCACTAATCTGTTTAATGTTCATAGCCGCTTTTTGGCTTATTCTATCTAGGCCTGTAGGTATTTGGTTCGGTGGTATTTTACCTGGAGGAGTAGAGCCACGGTTGTATTCCAGGACCAACCCTGTTTCTGCGCCGTGTTCTTCTAAGTCATCTGCTGTCATGCCAGACAAAGACCCAGACTCTACAATCCAACCACTATTAGCTGTTGTGTTTACTATATGTAATTCTTGTGAAGATATTTTATTAAGCTGTTCTTGTGGTGACAATAAATTCCTAACCATGCCGAACGGTTTACCTCTTCGAAAGTATGGAAAATATGGCACGATTGTAAAATGATCATACGGAGAGTAGTCATCAAATAACACTACAGTGTCCGCGGTCACGGTCCAACGGACCCGTCGCATTTTTTTGGTCATTATAGACAAACCAAACTGGTCAGCAAAAGCTTCCCTTTTCTTCTTGCCCCAGGCATTTGGTATTTTTCTTTTATCTCCAGTTACTGGGTCAACGTAATACATACAATCATCTAGTTTGTAGTATTGTCTTTCTATAACTCTTATTGATCTAAGTAATCGTGCGTTCTCCGGATCTCCAGGATACTGTTGTCCGTAATTATATTCATCAGTGTCTCCGTATCTTTCTTCTTCGAACTCCATAGAATCAGCACCTAGTGTAGTGCCCGTTTCCGCTAGCATTCTTAGTTTGTCTGCTTTGTCTTGCCCGTATGTTTCTTCTATCTCATCTATACTCATCCACTTACTTTCGAATATTTCATTCCAGGTTCTTGGATCATACTGTTTTGCATCTGGGTCTATTAAGATATCTAATGGGTCTTTGGCTGTAACTCTTACTTCGCCTTGTATGTGGTCATCATAATCAATACGCACATCAAAATATCCACGGTCTTGAATAAGACCATCGGAAAATACTTGTTGCTCTACCCAGTCTAATTTATTGTTGTCTGCTATCTGCGCATAAACTTGTGTCATTACGTCAGCTATTTCTTGGTTGCCACCACCTCTAGGTTTAAATTGTATATCTGCTTTTTTAGTGCTTTGTTCTGCTAACACTGCATTGATGGTTGGTAAAATAGTATTTATTGTTAGAGCTGGTCGACCCTGGTCATCGAGCTGTTGCATATCAAACTCGTCCCATTGTTCTCCTCTGTAGTACTGATCACACTTTTTAGCCATGTGTACGTACTCTTCATGACCATGATCTCGCGCGCGAGTGTAGGCATTCCATTGGTTTTTCGCTAACGTTAGTTCTTCTGCGTCTTTAATTTTTTTACTTGGTTTTTTACTATATGCCATACTACGCACTCATTGCCGATTTCTTTTTCGGTCCTTTTGCCATTAATTCTAACCTATCTCTCCACGAAGGTACATGCTCTGGTGCTTCGTAAAAAGTTGCGTACTCTGTCATCATCAAACCAACCCAGGCCAAAGCATCAACTTGGTCATCATGCACGCCATTAGGAAAACGCAAAAGTTCAGCCACAAGAGGCCCAGTCCAGACTGCATCTTCAGGGACAAAGACCCTACCTTGTTGCATTCTACCTTGGATAGCTCTAGCTCTTGCTTCTTTGTCACGTCTCCCTACTTTTAAATCTTTAAAATATGCAGAATGTAATCTACGCTCTGCTACACGTTTTTCTAAGAAAGGACCGATGGCCATTTCTATATGCCCACGTTCTATTCCCACTATACCAGGTCTCCACTGTTCGTAGAAATCTAATATCTTCTCTACTAATTCAAAACCATCGTACTTACCACGGATCATATCGACTACGAACATATTATCGTACTCGTCGATACCTACCATTATGCCAACAGAATAATCGTTTCTATCTCGTTGCCCGATAGCTAAATCCCATGCGCAATAATAACGCATCTTATCATAGTCTATCTCAGCTGGGTCATAATACTGAATCATATCCCTAGTAAAATAATCACCCTCATCGGATACTGGGTTCTGTTGATACAGTGCGGTCCAATCTCTAGGACCTATAGCTTTTTGTATCATTTCTAGAGATTCGACATTATAACGCTCTGGATGTAATGGATCCCCTACACTTCTAAACTCTTCGTCTTCTTCTGCGATCGCTGGGTATTTAACTACTTCCCAGTCATCAGCGCCACCTTCAGAAGCTTGTAATAATCTACCTGCTAAATCGTCATCGTGCCATCTAGTTAAAATGACCAATATACCTCCACCAGGGGAAAGCCTTGTATAAGCAGTAGAGGTATACCAGTCCCAGGTTGCCTCTCTATTATTTTCAGACTCTGCATCTTCTCTGTTCTTTACTGGGTCATCAATCAATAATACGTGCGCACCTTTACCTGTAATACCACCGCCGACACCAGCAGCTACGTATCCGCCACCTGCAGTAGTTTGCCATGACTCTACGGACTGTGAATCTTTGTCCAACTTAGAATCTTCGAATATATTTTTGTAATTTGGCTCTCTGAGCACTTGTCTAACTTTTCTTGAGAAATTCATAGCCAAAGAACCAGAGTATGAACAACTTATAAACTCATGACTAGGGTTACGGCCCAGATGCCAAGCAGGAAAGGCTATACTGGCCAAAGTCGATTTTCCATGACGAGGCGGCATAAACAGCATTAATCTTGGGGATTTTTTATCTGCCACGTCCTGACTGAACTTTTCTAGCCTATTACAGATATCTTTATGCACCCAACCCGCTTGGTAATCCGGATTAAATTTTTCTACGAAGGGTAACATGCGTTTTCTGGACAAAATACGCTTTGCCAGCTCTTGTTCCGCACGAATTTGCTTATTTTGCTCTTTTTTTGACGTTTTTTCTTGTTTTTGGGGCTGCGGAAGCTGATCTGCCTCATCTGCAGCACAATAAACACACAAACCTTTGGGTAAAACAAGGTTATCGGCTAAAAGTTTCTTACACTTATAGCATTCTATCTTAGTTTGCTCTGTCACTTCTGTTTTTTGGGTGGTCTACCTCTTTTTTTGGGCTTTTTCTCCCAAGGTAGTGGTATTTGTTTGCCAGCTTTACGCTCAGATATGATATGTGATGACATATAAGCGGCCCAACCCATAAAAATAAGTAACAAAATGCCTAAAATCTTCTCTAGCACTTCCATCTTCTCCTTGCCTGCCTAATTCTAGAGTTTGGATTGTTTCTAGTTTTAGCAGAACTTCGTTTCAACTGCCCTAATGATCTAGCGCAATATGACTTTCTTCGCTTTGCAGCTTTAGAACCTTTCTTAACTTTACCAGTAACAGCGGTCTTTAACTTCGAACCGGGGTTCGCGCGCCTATACGCAGCTACACCCTTCTTGGTCATACCGGCACCAGACTTGGTTTTTCGGTAATTACCGCCTTTTCCTGTTGTTCTTCGTATTGGTTTTTCTTTTTTTCTTGGCATTATCTTCTTTTTCTTACTGGTCTTTTCTTCGCGGTCTTCGCGGATTTTTTGAAAGCTTTAGCCGTAGGTGCGCCTTTAGAACCAGGCTTCCTCATTTTTTCGCCAGAGCCAGCTTTTATTCTTTTACGCTTTGCATGTATATTTGCATATAGTCCTCGCTTAGCCATATTTCTTCTTACCTCCTTTGTACGACTTTTTAGTTGTACCCTTAGATTTTTTCTTTTTACCCATCTTCATGGATTTTGGTTTTGCGTTTATACAATGCATATCAGATCCTCACTATGTCATAAATTGTTTTCGTAGGGACCATAAATCGCGAGACAAATGGGACCTCCGACTTTTCATTATCGCCTGGACGTCTTTCGCCAAACTCTATATTAAATAGTGTACCATTAACTTGTAGCCAGGCGTCAACATATTCTTTAACTGTATATGACTGACCAGAACCAATCGGCTCGATAGTTTTGGACCCCGGTTGGCCGACCGCCGCTACCAATGCGGCGCACAGATCCTCTACGTGCACATAATCTCGAACACATGTCCCATCTGCCGTATCGTAATCATTTCCAAAAATTGTAAACGAACCACGGTCCACGGCCCGTTGGGTCGCGGCATATAAACCTTCGGGATTTGTTGGCTTGCCGCCGCCAACATTAAAAAATCTAAATATCGTGTAATCGGGACAGAGCTCCTGGACTATATCTTCCGCCATAAGTTTGGACCGAGCATAAGGTGATGTTGGATCATAAGCAGCACCCGTAGATGCAAAAATCATTTTTGCGTTTGGAAAGGCTTCAATAACATTTTTAGTACCAACTACATTTGTATAGTAGTAGGCCGTAGGCCGCGCGACACTTTCACCAACTTTTACTAAACCAGCTAAATGGATAACAACATCTACTTCGGGGTTACATATAGATAAAGGTAGTCGAATATCCCAGTCATCTATATCAAAGGTTAGGATTTTTATGCCTTCTTTTTTAGAAAGCTGTTTTATAACTTCTTGGCCAATATAACCATTGGCACCAGTTATGGCTACAATCACTTCTTTTTCTTTTTATTCTTAATGGCAGTAATTATGTCGCCTCTTGTTACTTTATTTTTGTCTCCATATAAAGAAGCAAGTTTTGAAGTCTTACGTTTCTTTTTTCTAGCTTTTGCTTGTTGCGCGTATTTAGTCATTAGTACCTCCTTGGGGTTCTAGATATTTTGTATCTACACCAGCTAACTTTAACAGCTCGGAATCCGGCAGTCTTTCCATTTGCTGAATTTTATCTACATTAATATTAACTTGTGTTGCTTGTTCTGGGGCAAATAGACCGTGGAGCTTGCACAACGAATCTACGACATTCTTTTCTTCGGTCGCGGTTGCTGATTTTCTATGTGCTTCTAAATATAATTGTGTTGCAGTATTTCTATCGAACTTAACTTCTTCGCGCATCTCTTCTCTTAGGTACTCAATTGCCTGCATAATCTTTGGACGCTTAAATGCTTCGTACACAGAATCTTGGTTCCGGTACCCCGCAGCACGACCAGCTGCTGCTTTGCTCATGCCTCGTAAAAAATATAAAATTAATCTTTCTTCCTGGACCGAAAGCTCGGATAACTTTACACCCGCATATGGGAAATGTGATTGGAGGTCCAGTCTATCTTGTTCTGTAACCTCGGTCGATTGATCTGTGGCTAAGCTCATATTCGTAAGCATAGCTTATTTGTGGATAACTTGTAAATTTTTTGTGGAAAAATTTTTTTTGAAAAAAATGAAATATATCGCTGAGACATCTTCTCCTTCTATCACCAGACACCCGACCCCGACCCTTTTCACTTTGACCAAGGTCGGCGGTCAACCAAACTTTTGGAACCTTGTTTTGGTTTTTACTACCCTATGTCCTAGCCCCTAGGACTACTATCATCACTCGCGCACGATGAAACATCGTCGCGCGTCGTTTTGTTCCGTGTGTTCCACGGCTCTCACCCGTTGTGGAACCATGTCGTGGAACCAGAGCCAACCCTTACTGTTATCACATCTCCGGATGTGTTGACATTGGTTGGTTCCGTTGTTCCACGTAGAACAAACCCGAGTATCTTGACGGACACTGAACCACGGTTATTGATTATAGATTCTTTTAACCTAGAACAAGTGGAACCAGTGGAACCAGACCACGAACCACGCACCGTTATCACCTTCATCGTGTTCCACAATATGTGGAACCACGTGGAACCAGTGGAACCAGCTACTCGTCCCTCGTGAGCTGGTCGTCAAGTCAGTTGTATTTAATTTATATAAGGAGTTTATTATGAAATACGTCGTTTCTACACAATATCTAGAGAACTATGGAGCTCACAGCGAAGATGGTGCGTATCCTAAGAACCACGCTTGGAAGTTCAAGGGTGGCACTGACTACATCGTCACTGGTCTTGATCGCATGGCCGATGCAGTCGCATACGTCCAGGCTCTATGCGCCAAGCATGGCAACAATCTTGGAGTCAAAGAGTTTCCAAGATCTTGGTACACCCATGACGAATGGTTGGAAGAGGTAGTCGCAGAGCTCGGAAGTGAAGAGTATCGTACCTTCACTCTCGACAGCGCTCAGCGCGTCGATCCAAGAGGTCAAGCAGCAATTGACCTCTTGGATGGAGCAGAGACCACGAACCCGTGGTCTCTGTAATCTAGTTAGTTGTAATTTTAATTTATAGGAGATTGATATGTTTAAGTTTATGTTTGAGAAGTTTGTAGATAGGAAAGATGAGGCTGGGAATTGGCCTATGCCCGCTTGGATATCTGCATCTGTAGCCCAAGCTGATGACTATGGTTATCCTGCTTATCGTGAAGTGGTAGTCCAATATTATAAATATAGATTGAAAGGATATAGCCACCGCGTTGCTATCCAAGAGATTTGTGGGGAGTTTTAAAACTCCTCGCTCGGCACTTAGGTGCCTCGCTCGTGTCAGTTGACCACGTCCCGTGGCAACTGTCATTGAGTCAATTAAGCTTGTTACGGGTGTAGCAGGTGTAACTTTACTTACCTAGGAGGTAAACATGAATGAAGTAAATATTACTTTGAAAGCCAGAGATGGCAAAGTGCTCAACACTACTGAAAGTGGTAATGTTAGAGCTAACGCTACTAGGAGAAATCCTAGAGCTGGCGAAGAGAACCAACCGGCTACTCTTCCAATGGATCAAACTGTTGAGTATTCATACTTCAACGCTAAGAATGGTTCATTCACAGTCAAGTTCATCAATGATGTACATGACTACACATTCTACGTAGCTGACAAGTCAGTAGCGTAGATGACAACGTCACCCCGAGGACGTACGAAAGCTCGGGGCGGTTGTTACGGAAAGCACACGCTCAGATGAGAAGCTGGGCAATTATATTAACTTAGTCCAAGGAGGGCACCATGAAGAATATTATATTCTCAACATTCGAGTTATGTGGCAAAGCCACCAAGCTCATCGTATCGTTGACTTCGTCAACAACATCAAACGTTGTTGGTGGGTTCAAGTCCGGTTACACCGGTCAACCTAAACAGGTTGAAAGACCAGGTATCAAACCTGTCTACAAAGAACCTGTCCAGAAAGAGTTTGATTTTGACTCAGTCTAACGACAGACCGGGCGTCTTCGGGCGCTCGGTTTTTTTATTTAATTAGGAGATTAGTTATGCTTTATTTAGAAGAGGTCAACTGCCCAAAGTGCCACACTCCACTGCCAACGCCAGAGATTAGATGCCTATTCGAACCTCTGCATATCAGTCACTGGGTAAAGACCATTGAACAGGAGTGTGATTCTTGTATTCAGTCCTCGCGTCCCGCGAGTACTGTTGAGTAGTCAGTTGTATTTTATAGGAGGTAAATATGAATGAAGTACATGTACCCATCGAGGTACTCAAACAAGCTGAAGCTAGTGAAATGCAATCGCGAGCTGAATTTGTAAGTTCTGGTGAGTTTCTTAGTAGATTCATCAGACGTATTAATATTAATAATGAGCCAACAGGAGGTAACTATGGCAAAATCGAAAGCGCAAGCTAATTTATTTGACCCTGCAGATATGGGGGTAGAAGTGGTAGACATGGCAAATGGTGAGACAGGAGAACTCCTGCCTGACCAAAAGACACCAGAGTCTGCTTGGAAACCGGACACCAATGGTGATCCAGTTGGTAGTGAAGCTAGGGCATCACAGGATCCTGTGCATTTACCTGACTTTTACTACAGAAAGTATTCCATTGATGGTGAAGGCAAGCCAATTGCCCAAGCATCAAGGGTAAAAGGTATCATGGACGTATTCAAGTCAAAAAAGAATACAGCTATGACATTCAATGCAGTTGACGAGGACGCGCGTAAGAAAGAAGAAGATTATTATCTTCAACAAGTTCAGCAAATCGCTGACGGTCTCATGCCGCTACTCGAGACTGATCCACAATCTACTGGTATCAACTTCTTACAGTTGACTACTAGAACGTGGGCTGAGTTTGCATCTATTGCATACGAATACAAAGAAGAGACTGACGCAGCTAATCCGAACGACGAACTACCAACATGGTTAGTCGAACGTGAAGACAAGATGTTTGGTCTCGGTCGTAAAGCAAGAATGCTATCAGCTGTTGTAGGTCTTATCGGTGAATCATTCGGATTGCACGATCTTGCGTTAAAAGACGCTCGTGTCCAGACTGAGATCGAAAGACGTCAACAACGACTAGCTGAGTGGAACTTCAAGAATCACGCTGATTCTTCTGTAAAAGTTGCTACTGAGCTTAACCAAGCTACACAAGCGCATACCAAACAGGTGTTCGCTTCTGCGTAGTTTATTTGGGGGGCTTCGGCTCCCCTTTTACTAAGGTAAGGAGGTTTTATGCCATTAGTATTGAGCAGAGAAGAGGCAACAGCTGTCTACTGTGCACTTAAAGATATACAAAAACGTAAACCATTTAGAGAGTTAAACGACAAAGCCCACCAAGAGGTGTGCATACGATGCTTAACTAAAAAAGTATATGAGTTTTGTTGTGGTCGCTTAGACTACAGCGAATTCGCAAAAGCATATAAATTACATAGGAGGAAAATATGGGATTAGATGCATATGCCGGCTTTCAGGAGCCGCAACCTGAAAACGTAGAGCCAATCAATGATGATGCGTTCTATGAAACGTTACAAGCTGGTGATGAATTTTACTGGCGTAAACATGCCAGGCTACAAGAATACATGCAAAAGCTATGGCGTGTTAGAAAGTTTGGCGAGGAAGCCAAATTCTGGGGCGGGCTAAGGATGGATGGTCAGCATGACCTTGCTGAAGTTATATTCTTAGAAAAAGAGGACATTCTTGACTTACAAAAAGCAGTTGAGAACGACAATCTGCCTTTCTGCCCAGACGGATTCTTTTGGGGACAACAGTTCCAAGAAGAATCAATGAAAGAGTATAAAGAACTCGACCTTAAGTTCTGTAAACAAGCACTCAAGTGGCTTGATGAAGGTAAAAAGGTCTGGTACGACTGTTCGTGGTAAATTATAGGAGGTAATTATGCACACAATCAATCCAATCAAGCTCAAAGATGAGCTCAAAGACTGCATCAATGCCGGCTACCCAGCTATGATCTGGGGTGGGCCAGGCATTGGTAAATCTGACATACCAGAACAGGTAGCTAAAGATCTAGGCGTCCCGCTTATAGATTTCCGTGCTAACCTGTTCGACCCTGTCGACGTACGTGGTATTCCATATATCAAACAACTGAAAGAAACTGGCAAAAGGTTTACATCCTGGGCTATACCAGATGTGTTTCCTATTGCCGAACGTGACGGTGAGCGTGGCTTGCTCTTCATTGACGAGCTACCAACTGCGCCACCCGCTACACAAAATGCTTTCTTACAGTTGTTGCTCAACAGATCAATCGGCGATTATCACCTGCCTGCTGGCTGGCAAATCATTTGCGCTGGTAACAGGCTAACTGACGCTGCTGCTGTTTATCAAATGCCATCACCTGTACGTAACAGGCTTGCACATTACGAGCTCGAGCCAACACTCGATGACTGGGTGCAATGGGCTTATCAGCACAACATCGACCCAGATGTTATCTCGTTCATACAATACAGGCCAAATCTGTTATCTCAGTTCAATGCTGATGAGTATGCATTCCCAACACCACGTGCTTGGGCTATGGTCAGTAAAAAAATGTCAAGAGCTAACTCAGATCCAGAACGTTTGTTCTTTGGTGTGTCATCACTAGTTGGTGACGGCCCAGCTGGTGAGTTTGTTGCATTCAAAGAAATTGCAAACAAGCTACCAGATATTGATCAGTTGCTCAAAGACCCATCTACGTACAAGAAAGACGACAACCCAGCGTTGTTGTACGCTCTTGCTACTGCTGTTGCTACTAGAGCACAGGATGACAAGATGGAAAACATTATGAAGCTAAACAACAAGTTACCAGTTGAGTTTCAGGTTGTGTTAGTCAAAGGTTGTTTGGCTAAAGACAGACAACTCAAATCACACAACGATGTACGTAAGTGGATCGTTGACAATGCTAATGTTGTTTTATAGGAGGTTATATGAAAACAGTTAGATTATCTATGCAATTACAAAGCGACATCACTGATGCTGCTCGTAAAAAATTCAAGAATGCTAATCCTAAAAAAGAGTATCCAGACGATGGGTACTCTGTTATGCAAAGGCTTGGCATAACTGACAAAGTTGAACAAACTAAAAAGTTGTTCAAAGACATTTGGGACAGGACAATGCCTGCTCAGACTGTTGATTACATTACTCTCAGATCAGAAGCTGTTGAAGCAGATGATGACGGTGAAGGTAATGAATACACAAGAAACTTATCTTATCAACTTCGTTGTCCACCAACAGAAGTGCCTAAGTTTCTATGTTACTACGACGAGCTAAGGCTCGATGTGCCATGCGATGATCCAACTATTGTTGAATGCATGACTATCGAGAACTACAACAAAGACCTTAGTGAAAAAGAAGCTACTCAGATAAGACAACTAAGAGTGGCTATGGGTAATTTTTCTACCTTAAATCAGTTACTTAAAGCTGCACCGTATGTCAAAGACCTGGTGCCACAAGAAAAACTGACCAAAATGTATGAGAAAGACGATCGTACAGGTAGACGTCAAGAACTTGCTGAACTAGCAGACGACCAGCTTCAAGGGCTGCGTGAAGTCATACTAGAAGACGCACTATTAGGAGATGATTAATATGAATCCATTGTTTCAAAAAGCTAGGTCAAGACTTATTCTTGACAACCCATTCTTCGGTACCTTGTGCCTCAGGCAAAAGCCTACCGAGTGGGACGAGCCAACCGGTGCAGTAGACGGTAAACATCTGTTCTACAATGTCAAATGGTTTGAAAAGCTTACAGAAATGGAACGTGTGGGTTTCCTGGCGCACGAAGTTATGCACCTGGTTCTCATGCATCACACGCGTAGACAAGAACGCAATGCTCACAAATGGAACATTGCAGCTGACTACGCTATCAACAATCATCTTATAGCCGAAGGTTTTATTCTGCCGAAAGGCGGTCTGGTGGATGACCAGTACGAAAACATGACTACCGAAGCTATCTACAATATGCTACCTGAACCTCCTCAGGGATGGGACGCAGCATACAAAGATGGTGGGGGCTGTGGTGGCGTGCTGGATCATCCCGATTCAGATGGTACAAGCGGTACAGCTAGTGCTATCGAATCTGAATTAACTGTTGCTATCAACCAAGCAGCTGAAGCTGCTAAAGCACAAGGTAAATTATCTGCCAACATGCAATCTTTAGTAACAGACATTACAGATCCAAAAGTCGATTGGAAAGCTGTGTTAGCTCGTTTCTTACGTGCTAATAACAAATCTGATTTTACATGGTCTCGTCCTAACAGACGATTCATATCCAGAGGTATGTATCTACCTGCTCTCCATAATCCCTGTCTCGAAGAGATAGCGATTGCTGTAGATACATCTGGTTCTATAACAGATGATGAGCTAGCACAGTTTACTTCCGAGACTTCGTACATATTGCATGAGCTCAACCCTGAACGAGTGCAGTTTATACAATGTGACTATGATGTGCAAAACGCATGTGAATACACACGTGAATCATTGCCACTTGAAGTCACGTACGAAGGTAGAGGTGGCACTCGAATTAGTCCAGTAATTGATTACGTTAATGAGCATCATCCTAATGTTGCTGCTCTTGTGTATCTTACTGACCTCGAGGTAGCTGAAGAAGATTTTGGAGACAAACCGCACTATCCAGTGTTGTTTGTGTCAACTAGTATGGAGGAAGCACCCTATGGTGAAGTTATCAAAATGTAAGCAATACATCAAAGAGTTTGGTGTGTCTGTGTTGACCGGCACAGCTATATTGTTTTTATTATTCGGTCTTGCAACAAGTATTCATTACTCATTGCTACTGCTCGGAGTCGGGGTCGGCCTCGGGTGTATATTCTATTTATTATGGAGGTTAATCTAATGACTAATATTGTCGGTACAATTACCACAGCATTGTGGATTCTTATCGAACTAATTCAATTTGCATACATGGCTTTTCTAGCCTGGCAAAGGAGGAACGATGTTACTAGTAGGCATACTGTCCGCGCTAGGACTGCTTTTGCTGGCGCTTAAAGCCGGCGGTCGTAAAACAATCGGTAACGATATTTTTGTCGACGTACTAATCACAATTACGCTGATGGTCTGTTTCTACGGTACCTTCAGCGGTATGGCTGCTGCTATGGTCGGCGGTCTGTGTGCTTCTGTTGTGTTGTTTGTTCTCAAGAAAACAATGACACACGAAAAACTAGTAGTCGAGAAAGAAAATGTAGAACTGCCTCTAGGTATGAAAGTTATCAAACCTAGAGTACGTTGGAAAACTGTACAACCAGACTGGAGGAACTAATTATGGCTAGTGTACAAATGTCACAAACATTACGTGACCAAATAACAGAAAATTATAAACAACAATTGTATAGTGCATATCGTCAAGCACATAACGTGCAAGGCGCAATTGACACAGTTATACAACGAATCACGGACAACGATCCTGAGTTCGCAGCACTGTGTGCATTGCAAGAAGAGCATGCTGAAACGTTAGACGCTGTCAGAAGTAAGTATGTAACTGATGGTTATTCTTATAATCACGATAATAAAGTAACTGAACATATTGTTAGAACATCAACAGAACTTGGTCTTATTTGTAATCCAAACAGGCCAGCATCTGAAGATGGTACTTACATCAATACTTGGCACACTGAGTACAAAGATGAATACAGTACTAGTAATCCGATTAGACCTGCTTCTGACAACTATGTAGATGGCGATGTACCTGTACAACTAACAGACTTACAACCTTTTTATGCGCCTTGTAAGCTTAGCATAAACTACCACAGAGGTTGGGGTGAAAAACAATATGCGCCAAACGTAAATGGCATGGCAATTGTTGTTACTGATGATGAGTTATGTTCGCAATTTTCACCGATAGGCGAAATAGAAATGAAAGTTAATACTGATGTAGAAACATTTAAAGAATATATATCTAAAATTACTACACTTAAAAGATTCATTGATGAGTGGCCTGGCGGTAAAGATTTAGTACCTGACGAATACATGCAACGTATGTTAGTTAAGAAAAAACCATCTCAAGCCAATCGTATGACGCCAGATCAGATTATACCTGATGAGTTGAAAGAACAGATGAATGAGGTAATATTAACTAATAAACTATTAGGAGATGACTGATGGGGGAAGCAATTGTGAAAGAAAAACCATGGGAATACAACCCAGATTACTCATACGAAGCCAATATGAGCAGCTGGATAGATGCTGTTAACTTTGAACGTAAGCAGTATAATGAAAAGATACTCACACCTGAACAAGCAGAAATGAAGTTCAATGAGTATTATCCAAGGAGCGAATATGGGCAGACTTAAATCAGCCATGATGGATGTAGGCGAAGAAGCTATGGAAATAGGTATCGAAGCTGCATCTATGAAACATCATCTAACCGAAGATGATGTAAAACTTTGCATATTACTTGCTTGTGGCTTTCAAGGTGAATGGGATCAATTCATCGCAGAAGGACATATGCAAGGCCCAATACTGCACTAAGTTTGACTCTCTTGACGAAAAGCCCTCCAACGATGGCAGAGGACGTCCATGACCTACCAAGAAACCATGTTCGGCCAGTAGGCAACGAGAGGGAGATAGAGAGTCATTTTAATTCCTGCGGGATAGGGGGTTGCACCAAAATAGGAATGACTAGCGTGTGTAATCAAATAGTCTAGCTGGTTAGCTAAGCAATCAATGGCCAGAATGCACATTGTTCCCCCGCTTTGAACATGGGTTTTGGAATGGTAGTATACAACAAGCAGTCACTGAGTAGCCAACTGCACAAAACCCGCCCGAACATGCCAAGGAGTGGCATTAGTATAGCCCAAGATTCGGTGTCCCGGCTTGGGCTATGCGTCTTAATTTAAGATATGTAAACCCACATCTCTAATGTACCAGATGAAACTGCTGTTGCAGCATCAACTTCAACAATCATATCGATTGTGTCATCAGAAGAATAAGTTTTAGGTACGACATCTGCGTCTTGCTCATCACCAACGCCTGTTTGGGCAGCATTTGATGCACCAATGTAGTAGTCTGAGTCAGCACCATCGCCAACACCAAATACTATTTCTGGTGACGCATTAGAGTCTAAATCACTACACTTAATTTTAACATCATGAACTGTTTCACCAGCAAAAACATCTACCAATTGGTATATGTCACCTGTAGCAGGTGTTGCAGTAATGTTAATCTTAGCGTATCTGACACCAACCGCCCCACTTGGGAAAGGTTTAAATGACTGATTACCATTTACCATATCACTTTTAAAAGTTGCCATATTGCTTCTCCATTTGTGTATTACACCACCATGATGTAATATTTATAGTCATAAAGACAGAAATGGATTTTGTCAAGTTTAATTAACGGAGTAATTAGATGCCCCCAACCCACGTTTATGTTAAACGTAACCCGATACATCCGTACACTTACAACGATCCAGCAGACTTGCCGTTTATACAATGGAAATATGTAAAGATTTCTGTTGCATACAATATGTATACCAGTAAGCAAATAGGCTGGGAGCGTGCAAAGCGCGCTGAGTATGATGACTGGTGTACAAAAATGAAAAAGTTCAAGGAGGAACTATGAGTAAACCACAACACTGGGTAAAAATATATGATGCCAACAATGGCCACCACGAAATGTTAGATAACTTACAAGATGTGTTACATGACATGAATATAGATTGCTATAACGATATGGACTTAGCAAAAGAAAACCACTGCGATTTGTTTGTAGTTTTGGAGAAAAGAGATGAAGAAAGAATTAAATGATATAGCAATGATGCTAGAAAGCCTTAACGCTGACCTTAAAAAAGCATGGGAGTGGATATGCAAAAAATTTACTTAGACTTTGAGACTTACTACGACGTACAACTGTCTCTTACCAAAATGAGTACCGTACAATATGTTAACCATCCAGACTTTAAAGTATGGGGGGTTGGTATCAAAGTAGAAGACGGACCAACTGAATGGTACAACGAAGAAGAAACACCAGAAATACTCGGACAAATTGATTGGGCAACAACTGCCGTTGTATGTCACAACACTTTGTTTGATGCTTACATACTGACGCAATACTATGGTTACAAGCCTGCATTTTATTATGATACTGCAGCTATGTCCCGTGGACTTTATCCAAACATGTCCGCAAGTCTTGCTAATGCATGTAAACGAGAGTTTCCAAATGACGAAACAAAACGTAAAGGCGAAGAACTTGTGAATGCCAAAGGCGTACGTGATCTAGATCCAGAGCTTGATGCACAAATTGGTGGTTATTGTATCCAGGACGTCGACTTAACGTACGAATTATTTAAAAGCTACAGCACTAATTATCCAGACAAAGAGCTGCAGATTATAGATCTAACAGTACGTATGTTTGTAGAACCAAAACTTATGCTGGACCGCGGATCACTAATAGCGTACAAAAATGACATAGCAGCGCGCACAGAACAAGCGATCCAGGACTCAGGCGTTACACGAGAAGTTCTAGCATCACAAGTAAAGTTCAAAGACCATTTAGAATCATTAGGAATTACAGTCCCTACAAAGAAAAGCCCAACTACTGGCAAACAAATACCTGCGTTCGGTAAAAACGACAGCGCTTATCTACAAATGTGTAAGATGTATCCAGAATACAATAACATTTGGGAAGCCAGAGAGTTTGTAAAATCAAGAATAGAAGAAACTAGAGCACAACGTTTTATTGATTCATGTAATCCTGACGGTACGTTCAGTATTCCGCTGCGTTACTATGCCGCACACACAGGTAGATTCGGCGGCTCAGATAAAATTAACTTACAAAACCTCCCCCGGGGTTCAAAGTTACGTACGGCACTGATGGCGCCTGAAGGACAAAAACTGTACATAGCTGATCTGTCTAATATCGAAGCACGCATGCTTGCGTGGTTAGCAAAAGAACATAGCCTAGTCCAGGCTTTTGCTACGGGACGAGATGTATACTGCGAATTTGCGTCTCAAATATATGGTCGTACCATTACTAAAGACGACAAACTAGAAAGGTATGTAGGTAAAACAGCTATACTAGGTTTAGGTTATGGCATGGGAGCTGACAAGTTCCAAGCTACACTTAAAACAGGTTCACCTTCAGTCGAAGTTACAGACAGCACAGCAAAAAACATTGTTATGCAATATCGTGGCATGTATCCAAACATACCAAGGCTCTGGTCAGGTATGAAGGACTCGCTTTTTCAAATGATTAACCCACGTGGCATCGGACTAAAATACGGGCCCCTTACGATCCAACGACACGCACTAGAGTTACCAAATGGCATGCGATTAAGTTATCCAAACTTACGTTACCAAAGTGGTCAATTTTTATACAACACTGAACGTGAAATGATTCGTACACATGGGCCTCGAGTTACAGAAAATGTCGTACAAGCACTAGCTAGGCTGGTCATTACCGATCAAATGTTAGAAATACAAGCAATGCCAGAAGTTGACATTGTCTTGCAGGTACACGACGAAATCATTGCAATTGGCTCTGACTTTGATTCAGATGCTACAATGGAAAAAATTATAAAAGCGATGTGTACAGCCCCAGAGTGGTGTCAAGATTTACCGCTCGATGCTGAGGGAGGCGTCAGCCAAGTATATGACAAATAAAAATTTAATACTAACTCGAAAGAAAGGCGATAAAGTTGTCGTACAACAGGATGGAAGAGTAATCTGTACTGTAACAGTAACTAATATATCACCTACCCAATGCAAACTAGGGTTCCAGGCAGACAAATCTGTACGAATAGATAGAGAGGAAGTATACTTAGATAAGGAGATTTAATTATGGAAGTTGTGTTTTTAAACGCTAAAAAACCCCTGTCCAAAGAAATATCAGAAGAAGGCATCAAGCCATATCCACTAGTCAAAGACTTTAGTTCAGAACATTTTGATATATCTGTAGACAAAAAAGGACTAAACAAACTATATACATTACTAATAGAACAAGCTGACAAAGGCGCGTGTTTACACAAAGGTTCATTAAAACGGACACTGAACAACGAACCTCGAGCTTTTATGTCAGAACGTGCAAAAACTACGCAGCTGTTAGTGCTGGATGTAGACGGTTTACATACATCTAATCCAGGGGACCTACAAGCACTGGCCGATAAGATTGTCTTACAACTCCCAGAAGTATTTCATAATGTAAGTTATATCGCTCAGGCTAGTGCGTCTTTAGGCTTTAAGAAAGATACTGTGTCGTTACACCTTTTCTTTCTATTAGATATGCCTGTACACCCAAAGACTCTAAAAGATTTTATTCGTATGATTAACTACAAAACAGAGTTTCTTGCAGAACAAATTAAGTTATCAGCTAATGGTCAAAGTCTTTCGTACATACTAGACCCGTCTGTGGCTGATAATAGTAAACTAATATACATAGCTACACCTAAATTTATAGATGTAGAAGACCCTTACCCAAACAACAGATTCATCAAGATTGACCGTGGTTCGCCTGTTCTTGAAATCTCCTCGTCTTTGATTGGTGTCAATCCTGAGAAGGTACACACCCTAGGTTTGCAGATTAAAGACAACCTAAGGAAGAAAAACAACCTTCCTAAAAGAGTCGGTAAAGTAACTACGGTCAATGTTGCTGGAGAAGCACACGAAGTATTGCAAAACCCAGACAAGATGACCATCCAGATCACACGCGTGTCCGAACCTTTTGTTAACTGCAATGTAAACAATGGTGACAGCGGAGGTTATTACTTTTTATTAACTAACCCACACTATATGTACAACTTTAAAGGTGAACCTGTATGGGAAATAGAAAAAGCAGACCCAGATTTCTATCGTAGTATCTTTGAGATATTTGCAGACAAAATAGACAACGAAACTAAAAAGAAACCAATTGTATTACGTGACTTTTTCACGGATACCTATTACAACGGAGTGTATGATGAAACAAAACAACAGTTTGACGACGAATACCCGCTCACGCCCACCGGCAAAAGCTCTATTAATGATTTTCTTAAGTCTCATGGTCGCCCTGCCATGGACTTTGTTCCTGATGCTCGTGTCGTTTTTGATCCTAGTAGTGACAAAGGTATTGACCTGGAGACCGTTCCCTACTCAGTAAATTTATTTAGGCGTACACCATACATGATACGTAGCGAAGAAAACGTAAAAGAATTATCGTACGGTGAAGCCATCCAGATCCAAAAGATTGCACCTAATTTCTACAAACTTATGATGCATGCACTTGGTAATGGCAAACCTGAGTTTGAACATTTTATGAATTGGTTAGCTTACATATACCAATACAGAAAGAAAACAATGACTGCATGGATATTTACGGGCATACCGGGCACTGGTAAAGGTCTGTTTGTACACAAAATATTAAAACCACTGTTTGGTGAAATGCAGACACCAATGAGAGCTTTAGAAAATATAGAAGAACAATTTAATTTATATATGCGTACTGCATTATTTCTAGTAGTTGATGAGTTTCGTATGGCTGACTCAGGATCTGTCGGTAAGATGGCCGATAAACTAAAACATCAAATTACAGAACCTAATTTAACTATTAGAGCTATGCGTACAAACCAGATCGAGCTGCCGTCTTTCACGAACTTTATCTTTCTTACAAACAGAGCAGACGCAGTCAAGATAGAAGACAGTGACAGAAGGTACAACGTAGCACCACGACAAGAACAAAAAATAGAACAAGCTTTTCCAGAGTTATTGGAAAACTTAGATGCACTGGAACCTGAGTTATATATTATTGCAGGAGTGTTAAACAAGTTTAAAGTTGACGTACGTATGGCCCACACAGCTCTAGAAAATGACGCGAAGAAAGAAATGAAAGAAGTATCTATGTCTATTCTTGAAGAATTTGCAAATGCAATTCGTACACGTAACCTTGAGTACTTTACAGACGTGTTAGATATACCACTTACAAACACCTTTGATGCTGGTGGCATAAGTACGGCACAAAGATACTTAAAAGATTGGATAGCTACTTTAGGTAGTGAAACAATTATACCGTTAGCCCACTTTAAAGTAGTATACGACGCATTAACTGACAGTCGTAACACCATGTCACAAAGAGACTTTTCCAAAGCTATGTCACGACTAAACATCAAAACTGCACGTAAACGTATTAGTAAAGATCGTAACGCGGGCATACCACGCGGGGTTGTATTAACTTGGAAAATAGACAATAATGTTCGAGAACAGTTAATAAAAGAACATTTCGACGAAAGGGATTTGAACTTATTAGAAAATGGAGAATCTAACATCACCCAATCGTCCAGACCTAATCTCAACGGTTGAGGTCACGGAGGATATAGAATTAGGCCTGGTACCTGCATGGTCATACTCGGCCTTAAAAACATTCGAATCCTGCGCATACCGAACTTACATCTCTAAAGTAAAACGCGTACAAGAAGACTACGGCCCAGCAGCGGAACGTGGCACACGCATACATGATGAAGCAGAAAAATTCGTACGTCACGAACTAGGAGATGAAGTACCAGAATCACTTCGAAAATTTTCTCACAAATTTTTGGAGCTAAAACAACTTTTTGCAGATGCAAAAGTCGAAACTGAGGGAGAATGGGGTTTTACCCTTTCCTGGAAACCGACAGGTTGGATTTCTCCTGACACTTGGGCTCGTGTCAAACTCGACGCCCTAGTACATGAGTCCGAGACATCAGCTCGTGTCATAGATTATAAAACTGGTAAACAGATGGGCAACGAGATTGCGCACAGTCAACAGGCATTGATCTATGCTATCGGTACCTTCTTTATGTATCCTGATCTAGAAATAATAAACACAGAAATGTGGTACTTAGATCATGGCACTACTATGGAGCAAACGTACACGCGAGATGAAGCTATGGTTTTTATGCCCAAGCTTCATGAGCGAGCTGTAGCTATGACTACTGCTACTAAGTTTCCACCAAACCCCAGCACTTACAACTGTAGGTGGTGTTCGTTTGGTAAAGGACCCGAGCCGCATTGCGAATGGGCTCAGTTGTAGTATAATAAACATAACATAAGCGTTCACCCAAATAACACCGAACGCAATGGTGGAGTATAGATGATAAATAATAATATCCCTGCGCCTTACGCGCATCAAAAAACAACAACAGATTTCATAGTAGACACCAAGTGTTGTCTGATTACATCGGACCCAGGCACTGGTAAAACACGTGCAGTGCTAGACGCCCATGCTATACTTGGAGGCAGGACATTAGTCTTGGCGCCACTTTCAATATTGGAAGCAGCGTGGGGGGAGGACATAAGTAAGTTCCAACCTCAAATAAAATATGGAGTAGCATATGCAAAAAATCGTGCAAAAATATTTGAAGATGATACAAACGAAATGGTCATCACTAATTTTGAAGCTGTTAACTTCTTACAAAAAAATCCACAGTATTGTAAGCAGTTCGATACAATCGTTATTGACGAGTTTACCGCTTTTAAAAATAGAGAAGCCAAACGTAGTAAAAATCTCAACAAAATTATCTCATATTTTACTAATAGGATTGCCATGTCTGGTACTCCTAATAGTAATACTATTCTAGATATCTGGCATCCAGTCTTCCTCGTCGATGGCGGGGAACGTCTGGGCTCTAGATTCTATGCATTCAGACACCAAGCTTGTACACCAAAGTTCAATGGTTTTGCCAATGAATGGATTGATAAGCCTGGCATAGAGGAAGCTGTAGCTAACAAGCTATCTGACATATCCATACGGTTTGCTCTGTCTGATTGCATGGATCTACCAGATAACATTGTACGTACAGTCAATACTAAACTGACTCCTAACGTACAAAAACAATACAAAACCCTGGCAGATGAGTCTGTCTTGTATACCAAGTCAGGTACAGTCAACGCTGTGCATGCAGCAGCTCGTGTCAAAAAATTGCTACAGCTTGTAACAGGCGCTGTGTACGATGAAGACGGTGTTGTCCAGTTTGTACACCAAGAAAGATACGACATAGTTATGACTCTTGTCGGACAACGGGCCCACAGCCTCGTAGCATTCAACTGGAAACACGAACGTGATGCGCTAGTAGAACTAGCACAGAAAGAAGGTTTTACGTACGAGATCATTGATGGTTCTGTACCAGCAGAACGTAGGAAAGACATAGTATCTAGATACCAAGCAGGACAAATTAAAGTTCTGTTCTGTCATCCACAATCAGCTGGTCATGGCCTAACACTAACTAAAGCTAGCACAGTTATCTGGTGTTCTCCAACATACAATGCGGAGCATTACCAACAGTTTAACCAGCGTATATATAGAGCAGGTCAAACACAAAAGACTGAGACAATACTCATTCAAGCTAGAGGAACATGGGAACCTGAGGTGTATAAAAAACTTAACACTAAGCTAGGTCGTATGGAAAACTTATTACATATATTAAAGGAGATATCATGAAAAAATTAAATGATTTATTAGCAGAGACAGCTAAGATTCGTAAAGAAATTAAAGTTGTGCAATCACAAGAGAAAGAACTTAAGTCACAGCAACGTGAGTTAGAAAGTCAAATATCTATTAGGATGCAAGAGCAAGGCCTTGATAAGATCTCTAATGACATTTGTACTATTTCTCTTAAGAATGAAATTGTACCTACAGTAGAAGACTGGGATCAATTGCACGACCACATAACAAAAACTAATCAGTTTGAGCTATTGCAAAAACGTGTATCTGCAACAGCTTACAGAGAACTTATAACCTCAGGTATTGATGTACCTGGTGTTAAAAGTACGGAGTTGACCAGAATTAATTTTAGGTCAGCGTAATATTAATTTAGATAAAAAGGAGAACGTTCGATGTCTAATGATATAAGTATAGTAACGAGTACCATGCCAGCTCATGTAAAAAATGGCACAAATCTGGGTAATGAAAATATTAACTCAGAACATTTGTCTACTCCACGTTTGAAACAGCTACAGCAGTTGTCAAACGAAGTAGATGAAAACCACAGTGAGTATGTTGAAGGCGCCAAAGTAGGTGACTTCATCAATACTGTAACCAAAGAAAACTACGGTAAAGAACTTTATCTAGTTAACGTACACTTCAAAGAAGAATTTGTGGTGTGGAAACAACTAGAAAAAGGTGGTGGTCTTGTAGGGACTTTTACTTCTCAAGCAGAAGCACTACAACATCTAGAAGATGAAGGTCTTAAAGTAGATGACTATGATATAAACAGAACTCAAACTCATACACTGTTAAAAGTAGATGAGAAAACAGGAGATATATCAGATATACCTTTCTTGTTTGACTGTTCAATCTCTAAACTAAAAGTTTCTAGAGAATGGAACACACAGATTGCTAAGCTGGGGGGCGACAGATTCTCTTCTTTGTGGAAGATGTCTTCAGTACAAACAGCTAACAAAGCTGGACAACGGTTCATGAACATTTCTGTTTCCAACGTCGGTTGGTTAAAAGAAGAAACTTATGAAATTGCAAAAGGTTTTTATAACAAAACATTTGCTAAGTCCTAGGTAAGTGTTCGTACGGGTGCGACATATACTGTCGCATCCAAGTACGTATGCTATACTCAGGATGTGCGTGAAAAGGAGTTCATAAATAAGGTCCACAAAAAACTGCCTAAAGAAATTTATAGGTGGAAGATCAACGATCCTTACCACGGGGGTGTATCAGACACTTACTACTCAGGTCCTAATAATCACTGTTGGATCGAATATAAGTACAAAGAAGACTTGCCTGCAAAGCTTAACTCAAAAATAAAAATTAACTTATCTGAACAACAGCGCATTTGGCTTACTCGCCAAAAACAACATGGTGTCTTTACGTACGTAGTATTTGCATCTGGGGATCTCGTGTACGTTACTGAAGACTTTACACTCACACACATAACATTGAAACAATTTCAAAACCAAGCTATATCTTTTACAATGTTTGTAGAAGGACTAACACATTTTTGTTTAGGAGAAACAAATGACTGATTATGTAAACTCACCTCCGCATTACAACACAGGAAACGTGGAATGTATTGTGGCAATCGAAGAAAGTATGACGCCAGAAGCGTTCAAAGGTTATCTTAAAGGTAACATTCAAAAATACATGTGGCGTTACGAAGCCAAAAAAGGGTTACAAGATGTCTTAAAAGCCGAATGGTATCTAAAAAGACTGATTAAAACACTCGAAAAAGAAGAAAACGCACAGGACGCACGCACAAGCCCGCCAGACGATTTCATATAGTTTTGGACCTAAGGCCTTAGGTACCCTAACAAAATGCCTTACAGAGCATTCTGTGAGGTCATTTTTTCTGAGATTTGCTATTTCTGGCGAAAGAACGGTTTTTTGATCTATCTTGCAATCTTAAATTACTTTTTCTATTGTTCATTGGATTTCCATCTATATGATGTATGTCAATACGATCTCCTTTCCGTACTTTACCTTCACGCAATGCTTCACGTCTTACTTTATTTCTCATAGCACGACGTTTCTTTTGCTCAGGTGACTTATGATATCTTTCGTATTCTTGTTTATAGTTTCTTGGCATCTATATAGTATACACCTTCAAAGGTTTTGCTTTACCTTTTACTTTGATGGGAGCTAGTAGTGTCAGATCAAACGGCATCTTCTTAGCAGTAGACTCACCAATTAATATATCTACTCCAGCTTCTTTCGTTGCACTCTCTAATCGTGCGGCCGTGTTCACAGCATCTCCTATTGCCGAATAATCAAACCTGTTATCCGAGCCCATGTTACCTATAACTGCCTCACCTGTATTGACACCTATACCTATAGCAATCGGTTCGGGCAATTCTTTTTGCAGCATGCGCATAGCCGTACGCATATCCTGGGCACAGGCGACGGCACGTTTCTCATGTTCATCTATATCAAGGGGGGCATTGAAGATGGCCATACATGCGTCGCCTATGAACTTGTCTACCATACCACCATGAGCCTGGATGCATTCAACTTGTACGGTAAGAGCTTTATTCATTATTTGTGTTACTTCTTCAGGAGATAACTTTTCGGACAGATTCGTGAACCCCCTGACGTCTGTGAACAAGAATGTACAGGTACGCTTCTCCCCACCTAGCTTTAATAAGTCAGGGTTGTTTTGCAATCGTGCAACTTGTTTCGGATCTAAGTAGTGTTCAAACTGTTTCTTTATCAATTGTCTGAGTTTAAATTGTTCGTTAAAGCGTAAATAGAATTCTTGTACTGATATAAGTATAACTGATAATATACTATAAGTTACGTCTATAAGTATATTAGATACAATTAAGTACCAACCACCGACCGCGGTTAACGATACGAGGCCCACGGTCCCTACTAAAGTCCCGACGAGCCCTAACGTACGTATTATAACTATGGTTAATGTTAGTACTGTTAGTAATATAAGTAATTCATATAACAAAGCATTGCCTGGAATAGCTGGTACGTCCACAGTCATACTTTCAGCTAGTGCAGCTTGTATTTCATGTGGGTACAACAAACCAACTGGCGTAGCTATTTGAGGCATCACACCTTTTGCACTCACCCCAATGAATACAAACTTATCCTGTACATCCATCTCTTCCAAGCTTGTGCTTGGGGTATCAACCCAGGATACCCAACGACGACCAATGCTATCTACAGGTATTTGTGCATAGTTAGGTACAGTTAGTTCTTCGATCTGTCCTTGCTGCCCTTTAATAATGTACGTATCTGCACCACCAATCATCTTCATTACTTGTATACCAAAAGAC